AGGCTGTGTATCCAGACTCAGCTTCAAGGCAAAGGAAGACATCAGCTGGTGGCAGGACTGACCTAAGCATATTACAGAATGCAGGATTCAGATGTTTGACAAGACCCACCAATCCAGCCATAAGAGACAGGGTCAATGCCGTCAATAGTGCATTGAAGTCACACAACGGACAACAGAAGCTATGGATCACGGCCAAGTGCAAGAATGTGATCAAGAGCTTGAGCAGGATGATATACAAGGAAGGAACCAGTCAGATTGATGATTCAGAGAACCTTTCGCATATGGCAGATGCTTTGGGATATATGGTTGAACACACATTCCCTGTGAAAAGAAACAGCATAAATAATAGCAAACTACAAACTTGGTCAATGCTTACAACAAATTAAGGACACTTAGATGGCGACAATAGATGATGCTTTTGATGTTGAATACAGAATAGAATATTACGGCCTTAAAGTCCATTCAGATTGGAAGAAAAACATAAAGAGATGGCACTATTACAGTGACAGTTTCAATGGTGGGAATGACTACAGGCAAGGACAATATCTAGTAAGATATGTATTAGAATCAAACGAAGAATACGACAACAGAATTAGAAACACACCCTTAGACAATCACTGCAAGAGTGTGGTAGAAACTTACAACAGTTTCTTGTTTAGAAAACCACCAATGAGAGATTATGGTGCTATAGGCAATGACCCAGCACTGGATCCTTTCTTGAATGACTGTGATCTAGATGGCAGAAGCTTTGATGCTTTTATGAGAGATTGTAGCACATACAGTTCTGTTTATGGACACATATGGGTTATGGTAGACAAACCAAACACACAGGTGGCCACAAGGGCAGAAGAATTACAACAACAGATTAGACCATATGTCTCAATAATAACACCAGAAAATGTTATTGACTGGGCATATGAAAGACAACCAAATGGTGTTTACCAACTGTCATCTTTGACATTGTTAGACGGTATGGATGATTCAGCGGTATATTTCAGGACCATAACAAGGACTGAAACAACTGTCTACAAACAATACGGACAAACAATGCAAGAGAGAGATGTGTTAGATGTGTTTCCAAACCCATTAGGTGTGGTGCCTTGCATACCAGTATATGCGGGTAGATCAGAGACAAAAGGTATTGGTGTATCAGACATATCAGATATAGCTGACACACAGAGAGCGATATACAATGAGTTGAGTGAATTAGAACAGCTCATCAGAGTTTCCAATCATCCAAGTTTAGTTAAAACAAGCGGAACCCAGGCTTCTGCAGGAGCGGGTGCCGTCATAGACTTGCCAGATGATTTGGACCCCAACCTTAAACCATTCTTGTTAGAACCTAGCGGTTCAGGTATAACACAGATTATATCCAGCATCAATGAAAAAACTGATAGCATAAACAGAATGGCCAATATGGGTGGGGTGAGATCAACCACAGCAAGGACTATGTCAGGTGTAGCACTACAGACTGAATTCCAATTGTTGAATGCTAGGCTATCACAGAAAGCAGACCTATTAGAACTTGCAGAAGAACAGATATGGAGAATGTGGGCCTTATGGCAGAACAGCACATTTGACGGTGTCATAGATTATCCAGATTCATTCAACATACACGACAAAGAAAACACCATATTACTATTGAAACAGGCCAAAGAAACCAAACCAGAAAATATGGCATTGTTGAGACAGATTGATATTATGTTGGCAGAAACACTGATCAAAGATGAAGATATCTTGGAACAAGTGAAACAAGACCAACAAGATCCAGTTTCCGTTCCAGCTGGTGGACAGAGCGGAGAGATGACCCATCCACCTATGACTTCAGTGGCAGACCTAGTCAGTCATATGAGAGAAATGGTGGAACAGGGTTATACAAATGAACAGATCATAGAACTACATCCAGAAATGGCACAGTTCTTCAACACAAACGGAGGCAATGACAATGATGCATAAAAAAGGCAAGAAACACAACAAAGACGACAAGAAAAAGAAATCAGGTAGAAAGTCAGGTGGCAGAAAAAAAAGATCAAGAGGTTAATTGGTTAGAATATTTCAAATCAATTGCTGATGTGTGTCCTTGGAGCCTAGACAGTTATGTGGCAGGCAGAATACTGTTCCTAGAATACGATCCAAAGACGATAGCACAAAATGACATAGGTTGGGATGACGAGATAGCAGATGCCATAGTTTATTCCAATGCACCAGACGACATAGACCAATTAGACGAAGAAGTATATGATTTGAATCAAGATGAAGCTTCACCTTGCATATACTTTTTCAGTCACCCAGAATTTACCAAAGGTAAATTTAAAAACTCACCTACTCCAATAATAATACAACAGAGTAGATATAACTTGGAGCAAATAAGAAGTGAGAAGAAACACTAATAAATACAACATACAACAATATGTTGGAGTTAAACTTATAACTTTTAAAAAAGGAGAATACGATGAGTGAAACGGACAATACACAAAACACTGAGCCAACTCAGGCTCCTGTTGAAGATACACCTAGTGTGGAAACAACAGAATCAGAGGCAAAGACTTTTACACAGGCGGACTTAGACAAGATCGTTGCAGACAGAATCGCAAGAGAGCGAAGAAAGTTTGAAAAGAAATATGAAGGGATTGACCCAGATTATTACAGCGAATTAGCTAATAAGGCTGAAAAGGAGAAACAGGACAAACTTAAGGCAAAGGGTGAGTTTGAGCAGATTTTGAAGCAACAAGCAGAGAAGTCACAAGCTACAATTGACACTTTGTTGAATCAAGTGAAGACTATCAAAGTAGATGGTTCATTGCTTGATGCGGCCAGCAAGTTCAAGGCTGTGAATCCAGGACAAGTGGCGACACTTATCAAGGACCAAGTCAAAATGAATGAAGCAGGCGATGTTGAGATTGTTGATCCTAAGTCAGGACAAGTGAGATACAAAGATGATGGTAATCATCTTACCGTGTCAGATCTTGTTGGCGAATTTTTAACGGCAAACCCACATTTTGTCAGTGCTACTCCAAGTGGTAGTGGCTCACAGAGCAAGATAGGTGATGTAGCTGGTAGCGGTGAAAAAGTTGACATTAGTAAATTAGATATGTCCAAGTCTAGCGATAGACAGAAATATGCTGAATATCGTAAGAAGGCTGGACTCGTTTAACATAGAAGGGAACTAGAACAATGGCAAACGAAACAACTAATAGCACACTTGATGATCTTATTTCACCATTGGTGGCAGAAGCATTATTTGTAGCTAACGAAAGATCCATTATGAGAGGCCTTGTGAGAAATTACACAATGCCAATGAATAGTGGTAAAGTAATCCAAGTGCCAATTTACCCAACGGTAACGGCAACTGGTGTTGCAGAAGCAACAGACTTAACAAACCAAGCAATATCAACTTCAAAAGCAGACTTAACTGTTTCAGAAGTAGGTATTATGACAACACTAACTGATTTTGCAAGAAATGTTTCAGAATCAGATGTGGTCAGAGACTTAGGTAAGTTATTTGGTGAAGCAATCGCGAAGAAAATTGACACAGATATGACAGCATTATTTGGAACTTTTTCAACAAACACAGTTGGATCAGCTTCAACAGAGATGTCAGCATCTTTAATTTTTGAAGCAGTGGCAAAACTAAGAGCCGCAGGTGTGCCAGGTGACGACCTTGCTTGTATCATTCATCCAAATGTAGCATTTGACCTTAAAAAAGGTCTTACAAATACATTTGCTAACCCTAACCCAGGTGTTGGTAATGAAGCATTAAGATCAGGCTTTGTAGGTCAAATCGCAGGTGTTGATGTTTATGAAACATCAAATATGGCAGACTCATCAGGTAATAACCCAGGAACAACTGGTGATTACAAAGGTGCATTGATACACAGAGATGCAATTGGATTAGCAATGATGCAAGATCTTAAAATTGAAACTCAAAGAGATGCGAGTTTGAGAGCAACGGAAATTGTAGCAACAGCAGTATATGGTGTTGGTAAATTACACGACTCTTACGGTTGTGAGATTGAAGCAGACTCAACTATCCAAGGATCTTAATCCTTAGATTGCAGTGGAGCAACGACAACAACGATGTGGGTGGGTGTTTTATGCACCCACTCATACAACTAGGAGAATTAAATGAGCAACTATTCAACAGATGCTGACATATTAGAATATGAACCAAACATCAAGGACTATGGTATCATAGACTTCAGTCTTTATCATACTAAAACAACAGCTGACATACAAAGGCTATTAAGGATTGAATGGTGGCCTCGTGTTAGCACATATTCAGGTGTGAGCAGACATTTCAACAATGTGAATCTAGAAATGGTCAACTCAAAATTAACAGCCTCACAGTTCACAAGGGCGGCAGTATATCACACATTGGCATACTACATCTTACCACAGCTGACACAACACTCAGCGGAACCAGACAGATTCAGAATGATGATAGACTTCTACAAATCTAAATTTAGAGAAGAGTTTGACTTCATACTACAAGATGGTGTCAAGTATGACTTTGATGGTGACGGAACTGTCCAAGATTCAGAACAACAAGCACAACACTTCAATAGATTAGTGAGGTAAGCTATGTCAATCAGAGAAGATATAGCCGCAAACATAGTCCAAGCACTACAAGGGATAACAGATCCCAATGTGGTATTGGTGTCAAGGAATCCCATAAACATATCAGATTTATCCATAGCACAATATCCTGCTATCATAGTTAGATCAGCAGATGAAGACAGAGAAGATGCAGGTTTTGGTGCCGCAGGATTGAGGATATCCAACATAAACTATATCATCCACGGCTATGTGAGGGCGGAGAGCTCTGCAACCAGTGTGAACAACAACATTGACACACAGAAGAACAAACTAATTGAAGCGATTGAAGAAAAACTAGAAGAGGATCGTAAGAGAAACTCTTTGGCAATGAACTCATTTGTATCAAACATAACCAGCGATGACACACAGGCATATCCACTGGGCAAGGTAGATATAACATACACAGTTCAATATAAATATACACGAGGAACCAATTAATATGGCTAGAAGATTAGTATATAAAGATGGTAAAGAATTTGCTTGTCAGCATTCGCGACAAGTGAACGAGATGGTAGAGCAAGGGTGGTCAAAACATCCAGATCAACCATCTAAAAAAGTTTCTGCAAAGTCTAAAAAGAAGTCAGCGAAGATCAAGGCTCAAGCAGAAGTTATCCCAACTGATTCACCGTTCAACGATGGTGAACCAATTAACATTGATCAAGCTGACACTAACACGGAGGACTAAACTATGGCGAGCTATACAGGCCACGACGGAGTGGTAAAGTTTAACGACACAGATGCAGGTATTGGTGGTTTAAATCCAATTGGTAATCTAAGAAACTTTACTATTGAACAAACACAAGATGTCATTGAAACAACAGCAATGGGAACTTCAAACATCAGAACTTACAAACCAGGTTTATCAACTTTCACTTTTTCAGGTGATGTATTCTTTGATGAATCAGATGCTATCCAAGACAAAATTGACGACTTGGTGACTAAAACTGGCGAAGGTTCAGAAGCAACTTTTGAAGTGTATCCAGCAGGTGAAGACTCAGGAAGAAGAAAATTATCAGGATCAATGATCGTGACTTCTTTCTCAATCACATCATCAGTAGATGGTATGGTAGAGGCTTCTTTTGCGGCTCAAGGCACTGGTGCATTAACTATTGGAACAGTATAATAGGTAAGTGTTATGCTGAAGGTCAAACTAGCTGGTAAGCTAGACACAAGAGATCTCGTAAAACAAGTTGATAAAATTATTGACGATGTTGCAAAGAGAACTTTGAAAGAT